CAGCGAGCACGAATGTGCCGGCATCGGAGACGAGGGAGCCGTTGTTTCCACTAGCACCGTCAAGGATGCTGTGGTCCCAGCCGGCAGCATTGCCGGTGGTTGTTCCGGCAGACACAAGGCCATCAAGAGCACCGGGCATCTGGAAGACACCGCCGGAGATGAAGGCGGTGGCACCAGAGGTCTCAGCCTGACCACCGAAGACGGCGATCGAGGGAGGGAGAGCATCAATGGCATCGGTGTAGTTGAAGGGTTGAGGTCCGAGGACTTTGTACAAGGTAGAGTTGGACTCCAAAGCATTGCAGTAGTCAACGTTGGAATCAGGCTGGACAACCCAGATGAGCTCCTTGCAGGGGTGGTTGAAGTTGATCTTGATCTTGTTACTGGAAGAACCGACCGACTCATCACCGGTGTATTGGAGCTGCTCAATGAGGTACTCGTGGGGGTTCTGGGCCATCTTTCTGCGCTCGTCAGTATCCAAGAAGATAAAATCAACATAGATAGAGGCGGCAACAAGGGACTGCTGGTAAGCAGTGGTGACAGCCATAGAAACACCAGTGGTATCAGAGAGAGTCCTGACAGCCCACAAGCACTCACCAATGGGTCTGAAGTCAATGTTGATCTTGACCTCGTGGTACTGGAGAGCAACCAAAGGCAGAGCCAAACCGGGGTTTCGGCAAAACCAGAAGAGGAGGGGGATGTACAAGGTGGTCTCAGGGAGAGCCTTGCGGGGAGCGCAAACCTGACTGGGGCCGCCAGTGGAAGCGCAAGGGCCGTTGATGTCGGCGAAAGCGGGGTCGCACAAGTAGGTCAATTGGGTGGTGTGTCCAATCATCTTGTAGTAACCAGCCTGTTGCTCAGAAGAGAGGGTAAGCTGATTCCAGATGTGCATCCAGTCACCATATTGGCGGTCAATTCTTTGGCCTCCAATCTCAACCTCAACGAGGGCAATGAGCTGCTCGCCGGGGTAGTCTAACCAGCGGGCATAGACAGCGCCACTGCTGCCCTTCATGTCCTGGTTGATCTCGGGGAGAGTGACCTGGACATAGGTGCGGTAGGCAAGATCTCCGTTTCTGGAGATGGTGCATGAAACACGGCGACCGAAGTCAGCCTGGCCGTTGAAAGTCTGCTCAATAGACTCCATGGCGAAGTTGGTGTGGCGTCTGTATGACACCTTCCAGAAAGTGATCTCGGGGTTTCCAGTCAGGAAAACGTCTTGGGCGCCGTAGGCGACTAATTGCATAAGTGCTCCTCCCATTTTTTATATATACTTCGGAAACATATTTTTTCCTAAATAATCGCGCAAACGTCGCATTTTGCGCTTCTAAAATTGGCATTTTCTGAGGGATTCCAAAACCCATCTACAACATTATAGATGTAGAATATCAGCATTTTGTGTATCAGACGTTTTTCATAGTGCCTCGTTGTGTCCCCGCTTTTTATTTTCGGGACATTATTTAGAAAAATGCCGCGGATTTGTAAAATGGTGGGGTGTCGCAATCGGCCTCTGTATGGCGTGGAATCCGGTGGCCCGCAGTTTTGCGCTGAACATAAGAAATTAGGTATGATAAATCGTGCGACCTGTAAATGGATGCCAGATTCCGCAAATTGTGCCAACATTGCGTGTAATGATCGTCCGGCAAATCCGCGATTTCGCGGCTATTGTGTGGCGTGTTATACGACCTTGTTTCCAGATGACCCTCTCACATTCCAGATGTTATATCGGTCAAAACAACAGGCGACTTATCAGTTTGTTATATCCTGTTTTGACGGATTTTTACATGATTCGCCGATTTATTTATTTGAAGAGCGCATAGATTGTCGTATTGTCATTAGTGATACGATGTTATGTATTGTGACATCACCCAGTATTGCGACTGAACCAAATAGTATAATGTCACAAAAAATAATCATCATTGTATTCAATCCCGACAAGTATATTGATTTGGATGGCCGAAGTGTGAATCCGATGCTATATATGCGATTGCCTTTGTTGGAAGACGAAATCGCACGTCAAATGGAGCGTATTATTGCTCACGAAAATACAAACCAAGTGGAAGTCGTGCGACTCTTTACCTCAGTGTCTCCATTGACGAATTCTCCAGAATGAACTTTTCTAAATAATCGTCTTGGAATATTTCTTTTTTTCCGTTGTGGGATTTCTGGAATATATAGTTGCCGTCGCGTTTTTTCACACTCCATCCCTGTTCCAATGAATTGTAGATGAATGCCATTTTATAGATGGTTTTTGTGTCTAAATCCAAGTGAGCGGACTGATTCATTTACATACTTTGATGAATGTTTTATTGGGTTTCAAACGATAAGGCACTCCAAGGCACGGAGTGCCGACTGCCTACTCATAAGCCCGCCGAAGGCGGGCAACTCCAAGGCACGGGGTGCCTTACACTCATCCCTTCGTGCGAACTGCGTTTGAAATGTGGTTAAGTTATAAGGAACTTGTCTTAATCAATTTCCCAATAAGGACATAAAATCTACAAAGTATATTATTTAGGATGAAAGACGGACCGACCACACACGACATCATTTTACACGAAGACGAAGCACGTTATGTGATGTTTCCAGTGCGCGACGAAGACGTTTGGAAAATGTACAAGAAACAAGTGGATTGTTTTTGGCGTGCGGAGGAAGTGGATTTGTCCAAAGACATTGGTGATTGGAGCCGACTGAACGAAGATGAGCAGTATTTCATATCCATGGTCCTGGCATTTTTTGCGGCGAGTGACGGCATTGTGATGGAGAATCTGGCGACGCGGTTTATGGCCGACGTACAACTCTCGGAGGCACGTGCCTTCTACGGGTTTCAAATCGCGATGGAGAACATCCATTCTGAGATGTACAGTTTGTTGATTGACACCTATATCAAGGACCGCGAGACACGAGGTCGCATGTTTTCGGCGATTAAAACAGTGCCGTGTATCCAGAAAAAGGCCGACTGGGCGCGCAAATGGATATCGGGGGACCAATCATTTTCCACGCGACTCATTGCGTTTGCGTGCGTGGAGGGCATATTTTTCAGCAGCAGTTTTGCCGCTATTTATTGGATTAAGAAGCGCGGGCTCATGCCGGGTCTCACTTTGTCCAACGAGTTCATCAGCCGTGACGAAGCACTCCATACCGAGTTTGCGATTATGCTTTATAGCAAGTTGCTGGAGAAAACCGACAAGACGATTGCGCAAAGCATCGTGAAAGATGCGGTGGAAATAGAGAAGGAGTTCATTACGGTCGCACTTCCGTGCCGGATGATCGGGATGAACATGAAGTTGATGTCGCAATATGTGGAGTTTGTGGGGGACCGCTTGTGCGTTCAGTTGGGACTGCCGAAGATTTATGGGGTTCCAAATCCGCTGGATTTTATGGAGTTGATTAGTGTGGATAGCAAGGTCAATTTCTTTGAACGCACGAATAGTGAATATGCGATGGCAAATAAGGAGGTGGCGACGGATGTGTTTGATTTCAATGCAGATTTTTAAAAGCGCCAAAAGCGCGACGTATCCTAAGCCAAAGGCGCGACTCATCCCTACGGGCGTCAAAGGCTCCCTTAGGGAGAATTCTTCCTATGGGAAAGCCAAATGTGTAATAAAATAATTTATCCGTTTATTTTATTATGGGAAAAAACACAACACGAAAAAACAAGAAACCTCGCTATGGTGGTTCAGCAACATCAAAAATAATTACACCGCTTACGAATAAAAAAATAGAACCGTATTTTTTGAACCGGCATCTTAAAGAAATAATTCAATTTGAAAAAGACATAACAAATGGTGAAATTAAAATAGAGGTTCCCAAAAATAAAACTCGTATTAAAAAAATGTTGAAAAAGGCATGGGAATATGCGCCGCACCAAGGAAATAGCAATAGTAAAAGAGACATTCGGTTCTCTGAAGATTATTTGAACAAAGCAAAACAAATTGCTAGAAATCCAAATATTGTAGATGCTAATAAAATAATCACAGAAACTGAAGCATCTATTGATAAAAGTTATAGTTTTGAAAGGCCAAATTTTTATAAAGGAGAGGAATGTTCAATATGCGCTGAAAATATCAAAGATAAGGAAATGACAACAACCAATTGTGGTCATAAATTTCATAGGAATTGTTTGGCCAAATGGAATATTCAGCAGGAAAAACTTGGACGTGTAGAAAATTGCCCACTTTGTAGAGCTCCTATAAAATAATTTGTTTTTATATGTATCAATATTATATTGATACATGTCGTCATTTCAACAACCTGGACCGTGGATTCAAGTTGAATCAAAAAAACACACAGGCAGACATTATTATTCAAATACAATAACAAAGGAATCGCAGTGGGAGCCACCGAATGGCAAGGACTTTATCAGCAAATCCGGCGAGTTTAATACGTCGCGTTTTATGAAATACCTCAGTGCCAATCCGAACATTGATTTGCTAGAAGAAGGTGAATCACAATATAGAGAAACGGGTGGCACGAGTCCAGATTTCATTCAATTTGTTTTGGACAATACCAGTGTAGTAGATATGGATATAAATAATTTAATGAATATTACGGTGAATATAATTAGGACTATTTTAGAAAAACTTGGAGAGCCACCTAGCGAGTTATTCAGTTTAGTGTTATTTGCGAGCGGTCATGGAGGCAGTGAGTGTATTAGTGTCTTTGAACACGGCAAGCTGTCAGAAACCACAAATGTTTTGTCTATGCCAATTGTTCCTCCTGGAAAAGACGGTTATAATTTTACAAAAGAAGAAGGAATGAATATGACGATTGCCATCGCCAAGAAAAGAGGAAATTTGTTGTCGAGGGAAGAAAAAGAACCGTTTCGTAATAGAATAATACAGCAATATAGAAGAGTTGAAAGAGAAATTGTTGAAAGTATAGAGGAAATGCGTTTAAAAATATCATTTATCAGATATGATATTACACTCGCAGAAAAGGTACCTGAAAAAATTAAAAAAAAAGAGCAAAATCCAAACATAGATACCTGGTATGATCCTTTGAAAACAATGTATGATATATGTAAAAGAAATGGGATGAATTGTCAGGGCATTGATGACCCAGTCAATGCGTTGATAAACCATCTACAATCACTAATCCGCGAGTTGGAGCGCCAGATTCAGAAAGAGAATGAAAAACGCGCATTGATAAGAGAAGGAATTGATTCAAATTTTGTCGCAAAAGTGGTTAATTCATCTGCCAATATGCAAATATTGAGTAGTTGTACTGAGAAGTTTGCGAATATTATGGGATTATTTGTTGTGAAGCCGTCGTTTGAAGCCAAATACCCAATTTATAGTAGGATAATCATGATTATGTTGGCGGAAATAGATGAAATCTATAGATTAACATATAAGCGTGATGAAATCGCAATAAACAGTTTATTCAAAAATGAACCCAGATATAAACCAAATGTTACTGGTATGTTCTATCGGTTGTTAGACCGATTTAGCCAAGTGTATAAAGGCAAAGAATTAGATGTAACAAAAATTATAAGGCGATCCGAATTAGACCCATCGCGGGCAATATTGCTCATTGGTGATATATTCGTAATGCACGCGTCAAAGATGGATATTATGTATGTGAATAATTGTTGTCGGCGAACGATGCCGCGTCCAGACCCGGAAACGATTGTTGGTTCGCCCCCCAAAGGGGGTACCCGCAATAAGCGGAGAACTAGGCGTACACGAAAACAAAAACGGACTAAATAATTATGTTTTATTATTATATAAT